TCTTATCATTGTTATGTAAAATTGCAATACCTTTAGATAAATCCCATACATCAAAAAAGTTTTCATTTGTTACAGGTATAGCATCAAAGTCTAGATAAAGAACTTCATCGTACTTATTGACAAGCCTTTCCATTAATGCTAATTTGTATTTGTTAACAATGTTATACATTGTGATAAACGGATAATTCTCTTTAAAGTGTTTTGCATACTCTTTGAAATCTGTTGAATATTCATACATAAAGAACTCAACACCAAGAACCTCTGCATAGCGTTTTTTGTTTTCTATAATTTTTTGATAATGTTTTTGAAATTGTTGTTTAGTATGGATATTAGTTGGTGTTTTACCTTTTCTAATAATATCTTTATCGAAGAAATCAAGTTCTTCGTCTGGTATTTCAATATATAAACTGTAAATTGCCCTTGACATTAATCACCTAAATAAGTTATAGTAGTATTAATATCATATATATGGAGTATTGTCAATGAAAATATTGGTTACAGGTTCAAGTGGATTTATTGGTTCACATGTAGTTAGAGAATTAAAAAAAGATAAACATTCAGTTTCAGAGTGGGATTTATTAAGAACATTTGAGGGAAATCCAGCACCCCTTAATTTTAAAGATATAAAAGAAGATTACTTATCACAATTTGATAGAGTAGTTCATCTGGCGGCATTAGCAGATGTTCGTAAATCAATGGAAGACCCAGACAAATGGTATGAAACAAATGTAGATTGGTCTATTAACTTGTTTCAATTATGTGGAAAACTTGAAATTCCATGTGTTTATGCTTCATCTTCAAATGTACATGAATGGTATAATAATCCTTATGCAGGTTCAAAAAAGGCAATGGAATCTGTGGCAAAGGCAACAGGTAAACATATTGGATTAAGATTTACTAATGTCTTTGGGCCTGGATGTAGACCTACAATGTTAACTCAAAAAATGATTGATGGCACTTTAACGTACAAAACTAATCATACAAGAGACTTTATACATGTATTAGATATTGTTGATGCAATTAAATTGTTTATATATCGTAAGGACTTTTTCGCAGATTGGACACAACATAATTATGAAATTGCAAGTGGTAAAGGCATAAAGGTCGATGAGCTAGTTGATAAATACTTACATAATATACCTTTAGAATCTGGTTTTATAGGCGAAAGACAAGATAACACGGCAAATATAACAGATATATTGGATTTGGGATGGGTACCAAAACGCAATTTAGATAAATACTTAAAAGGAAAAATACATGGCAATACCAAATTCAAAGACAACATTCAAAGATTATTGTTTACGAAACTTAGGTTTTGGAGTAATTGACATTAATGTTAGTGACGACCAAGTTGACGATAGAATAGACGAAGCGATACAATACTTTGCTCACTACTATTATGATAGTGTTGAGAAAATGTATCTTAAATATAAAATTACAGAAGCAGATAAAACAAGAGCTTTAACCAACGATACCACTACTGCAACCGATAGAGTTGATAGTACAATAACATCAAGTTTTGAAGAAGGGAAAAATTTTATTCCTATGCCATCGAGCATAGTTTCTGTACTAAACATTTTTTCATTCGATAATGCGGCTACAAACAATATGTTTGATATTCGTTATCAATTAAGATTAAATGATTTGTATGATTTTTCCTCAACAAGTATTGTTCACTATGAAATGACAATGCAACATCTTGATTATCTTTCACATATTTTAGTTGGCGAAAAACCTATTAGATTTACAGAACATCAAGGAAGATTATATTTAGATATGGATTGGTCTGGTGATGTTAATACAGATGACTATCTTATCATTGAATGTTACAGAAAATTAGACCCAGATGTTTATACAGATTTGTATGACAACATGCATTTAAAAAGATATGCTTCAGCGTTAATTAAAAAACAATGGGGTATGAACTTATCTAAGTTTCAAAATGTTGCTTTACTGGGTGGAGTAACTATGAATGGTGAACAAATATTCAGTCAGGCACAAGAAGAAATTGAAAAGTTAGAAACATATATTGAAAACTTACAATACCCTGATATGATAATTAAAGGATAAAAATAAATGGCTGTCAATAGTGCGTTTAAAACATCAGGTAAAGCTGCAACTACTGCTGAGCAAAATCTATATGCAAGTTTAGTTAAAGAAGCAATTCAGATACATGGTCATGATGTTAACTATATTGATAGAACACTAACAGCAAGAGATAATATCTTTGGTGAAGATTCTTTATCACAATTTAATAAATCACAAACTATCGAAATGTATGTTGAAGATGCCGATGGTGGATATCAAGGTGAAAAAGAATTGATTCAACAATTTGGTTTAGAAAATAGAAATGAAATTACATTTGTTGTAAGTAGAACTAGATTCGATGATGTTGCTCATCAAATGGATTTAGAAACTGCAACAGCCACAACTGAAGGTTCAATACTTTTAGAATCTGGCACACTAGTCTCTTCATCAACTAATACATTATATGCTTCTTTTGATAGTGGATATTTAAGAGGCGAAACTGCATCAACTAGTACATATGCAAATCGACCAAAAGAAGGTGACTTAATATTTCACCCAGTTTTAGAAAAAGTATTTGAAGTTGCTTTTGTAGACCATGATGAACCATTTCATCAATTAGATAATAATCCTGTTTACAAACTAAGATGCAAACAGTTTGAATATTCAAGTGAAGTTATTGATACAGGTATTGCAGATATTGACGCTATTGAAGATGCTCTTACAGGTGACGCTTTACAACATCAAGTTACACTTGAAGCAACAACTGCTTACAACGAAAGTATTGCTCTTGAATTCTTTACTGACAGTTCAAATACAGACACGTTATTAATGGAAGACGAAGATGTGGTTGTTCACGAAGATGATGAAGCATCAATTGGTGAAAGTATTCTTCTTGAGAATGCAGCTGATTCAGGTGATGCAAATTACATCATTCAAGAAGACTATATAGTAGGCGACATGTCAACTGATACTACTGCTCAAAATGAGTTTTTTGAAGCAGAGGACGAAAATATATTAGACTTCAGCGAATCTAATCCATTCGGTGATGCTGGGAGAACATAATGTTAGGAACACAATTTTATCATGAAACAATCAGACGACTGGTTGTTACATTCGGTACAATCTTTAACGACATCAACATTGTTAGAAAAGATAACAATGGAAATATTGTACAGAAAATGAAGGTGCCATTGGCGTATGGCCCTAAACAAAAATTTTTAGTAAGACTTGACCAAGATGCAAATCTAGATTCTAAAGTAGCAATTACTTTACCTCGTCTTGGTTTTGAAATTGGTACAATTGCCTATGACCCAGTAAGAAAATTAAATCGTGTACAACAATTTAAGAAAAAGAAATCAAGCACAACAAAACAATTAGATTCTCAATATATGCCTGTTCCATATAATTTAGATTTTGAATTGTATGCTATGGCAAAACAATCTGATGATGCTTTACAAATGGTTGAACAAATACTTCCATATTTCCAACCTGATTATACAGTAACAATTAATGATATGGCAGACATGGGAATAAAAAGAGATGTTCCAATTATTTTAAATTCTATTAATTATGAAGATAGTTACCGAGGTGATTATTCAGAAAGAAGAGCAATTGTTTACACTTTAGGATTTACTGCTAAATTTTATCTTTATGGCCCAGTTACTTCTGGCAAAGTTATTAAACAAGTACAAGTTGACCAATATGCTGATATGCCAGATAAGTCACCTGCAAGAATTCAAAGAACAACAGTAACACCAAATCCAACAAGTGCTGAAGCAGATGATGATTTTGGTTTTAATGAAACAGTATCGTTCTTTCAAGATGCAAAGACTTTTGACCCTGCAAGTGGTGAAGATACATAATGAGATACAAATATGACAGACAATGTAGAAAATATAATCGATAAGGCATTAGGTGTTGTTGATGATGTTAAAAAAGAAACTAAAAAACAAGCAGTAATACCTAGACCAAAACCACAATCATCAGATGATGATATGGATAAAGATTACAAATATCAAAGAGAAAATTTTTACAACTTAATCGAAAGAGGACAAGATGCTATTGAAGGTATCTTAGACCTTGCTCAAGAATCTGAACAACCAAGAGCATATGAAGTTGCTGGAAACTTAATAAAAAATGTTGCCGAAGTTACAGAAAAACTTGTAGATTTACAAACAAAAATGAAAAAGTTAAAGGAGGTACCAGAGACTGGTCCTAAAAATGTTACGAATGCTTTGTTTGTTGGGTCAACTGCTGAATTACAAAAGATGTTAAAGAAAAAAGATTAATGGAAAGTTATCTAGGAAATCCTAATCTAAAAAAAGCAAACACGCCTGAAGAATGGACTAAGGAACAAATATTAGAATATCAAAAGTGTATGGAAGACCCATTATACTTTGTACAAACTTATATACAAATTGTTTCTTTAGATGAGGGTTTAATTCCTTTTAAACCATATACATTTCAAAAAGAAATGATTGGCACTTTTCATAGTAATAGATTTACAATTTGTAAGTTACCTAGACAATCAGGTAAATCAACAATCATGATATCCTACTTATTACATTATGCGTTGTTTAATGCAAATGTTAACATTGCCATACTTGCAAACAAAGCTGCAACTGCAAGAGATTTATTAGGAAGATTACAACTTGCATATGAAAACCTTCCAACTTGGTTACAACAAGGAATACTATCATGGAATAAAGGTTCTTTAGAATTAGAAAATGGTTCTAAAATTCTTGCATCATCTACATCAGCTTCTGCTGTTAGAGGTGGTTCTTATAATATTATTTTCTTAGACGAATTTGCTTATGTACCAGCGAATGTTGCTGAAGATTTTTTTAGTTCTGTTTATCCTACAATATCTTCTGGTAAGAGTACAAAAGTTATAATTGTATCTACACCACATGGTATGAATATGTTTTACAAATTATGGAATGATGCTGAACACAAAAGAAATACTTACATACCGATTGAAGTACATTGGAGTGAAGTACCAGGCAGAGATGAAAAGTGGAAAGAAGAAACAATTAAAAATACAAGTGAACAACAATTTAGAACAGAATTTGAATGTGAATTTTTAGGTTCTGCCAATACACTTATCAATGCTTCAAAACTTAGACAACTTTCATACATTGAACCTATACAACAAAATGCTGGATTAAAAGTATATGAGAATCCTATTAAAGACCATACTTACTTTATAACATGCGATGTATCAAGAGGAACAAAAAATGATAGTTCTGCGTTTGCAGTTATTGATGTATCACAAATACCATATAAAGTTGTTGCAACATTTAAAGACAATGAAATTAAACCATTAATGTTCCCACATAAAATTAATACAGTTGCAAAAGCATACCATCATGCATTTGTTTTAGTTGAAGTTAATGATATTGGTGAACAAGTTTCGAATAATTTACATTATGATTTAGAATATGACAATATTGTTATGTGTTATATGCGTGGTCGTGCTGGACAAATTATGGGAGGTGGATATTCTGGTGGTAAAGCACAATTGGGTGTGCGTACAACTAAGGCTGTAAAAAAGTTAGGTACATCTAATTTAAAACAAATTGTAGAATCAGATAAGATAGTTATTCAAGATTTTGACATGATTAACGAATTATCGACATTTATAGTAAAAGGAAACCAAATCGAGGCTGAGGAGGGTGCTAATGACGATTTAGCGATGTGTTTAGTACTGTTTTCTTGGGCATGTGACCAAACATACTTTAAAGAGTTAACAGATATGAATATTCGTGCTAAAATGTATTCTGAAACACAAAATCAATTAGAATCTGATATGTCACCTTTTGGATTTGTAGATGATGGTTTAAATGACCCGTATGAAAGTACAGAATACGGAAGTCAATGGTCGACAGTCGTAATTCCTAGAGATGACTAAATAAGTTCGATTAAATCACTATCTAATTTAATCCAACAATTATGACAAAGAACTTTTGAATTGTCTATTAGACTTGAAATTTCTTCTCTTTGTCCATTAATTGCAGTAGTTTTAGATTTTTTACGAATTTCTGAATCGTTAGGATAGAATTTGAGACATATAGTTTCAGATTCACCACAATTGATACAAGATTTATCAGATAAGTGGGAATTTAACCAAGATACACGTTTATTATAGTGTCGTCTTGCCACTTTCTTGATAGTTTCTTTATATTTGTCATAGTGTGATTGCATAAATTTATTTATATACAATCGGTCTATAAAAATGGCGCTGTTGAAAATAAAAAAACTATAAATAAACTTGTATAAAGAAATAATGATATATTAAATCATTTAAAAGGAGACAACCCATGGCATTTCTAGTTTCACCTGGCGTTCAGGTAAGAGAAGTCGATTTAACTAATGTGGTACCTACCGTTGCAACATCTATTGGTGCAATCGCAGGTGCATTTGAAAAAGGCCCTGTTTCTAGTGTAACGACAGTATCAAGTGAAGAAGAATTAGTTAAGATATTTGGAAAACCAAACTCATCTAACTTTGAATCTTTCTTTACAGCTGCAAACTTTTTAGGTTATACAAACTCCTTAAAGGTTGTAAGAGCAGAAAGTGGTATTCTCAACGCTGGAGCAAATAGTGGTATCTTAATAAGAGATACAGACCACTACTTAACTTCATTTTCAGCAGGTGAAGGTTCACACGGCGAGTGGACTGCAAGAACTGCCGGAACATGGGGTAACTCACTAGGAGTTTCGCTTTGCCCAAGTGCAACAGCATACGAACAAGTATTATCAGCTTCTAACTTAACAGTTGGAGAAGATGCTGCAGGTTCAACAACAATTGCAGTTGATGATGCTGATTTAGCAAACAATGTAATTAATGTTGGCGATTTAATTTCATTCTTTTCAGATTCTGCCGGTACAACACCTGTAAGTGGCGAAAATGGTAAAGAGTATGAAGTCGTTTCTATCTCAACAGACACATTAACAATTAGACAAAAAGATAATCCAAATGGTGGTGGCGTTCATAATACCATACCTGACAACTCATACATTAAAAGACGTTGGCAGTTTTATGATTTATTTAACGGTGCCCCAGGTACATCAACATACGCAACATCAAATCAAAGAGGAACAAATGATGAGTTACATGTTGTTGTTTATGACAGAGATGGTTCAATAACAGGTTTTGCAAACTCAGCTGCTGGTAATAGAACTAACTCGGTTGTTGAAAGTTTCGGAAACTTATCCAAACATTTAAACGCAAAGAACGAATCTGGTTCTTCAATTTACTACCCAGATTTTCTTTACGCTAATTCAACTCAAATTTATTGGACTGACCACATTTCAGGCGGTACAAATTGGGGAACTAATTTAACAGGCACAACTGCATTTACAGATGTTGTCGCACCTGTCGTTGATAATTTAACTGGTGGAACAGATGATTACGCTGTTACTGCTGGAGAAATTCAAGTTGCTTATGAGAAATTCCAAGATGACGCATTAGAAGATGTAAACTTAATTTTAGGTGGACCATCATCAATAGTTGCTGATTCAACAGCAGGCGTTACTACTCATGCAACAATGCTTAACGACATTGTAACAACTAGAAAAGATTGTTTATGTTTTGTTTCACCTAGAAGAGGTGCAGTGGTTGGAGTAACAAACTCAACTGATGCTGCAGATAATGTTACTACTGATGCAGATACACTTCCAAGTTCATCTTTTATGGTTTTAGATTCAGGTTACAAGTATATGTACGACAAGTACAATGATACTTTCCGATTCGTACCATTAAATGGTGATGTTGCTGGAACTTGTGCAAGAACAGACCAAGTTGCTGATTCTTTCTTCTCACCTGCTGGATATAACAGAGGTAGAATTAGAGGAGCAGTTAAACTTGCTTTCAATCCAAATCAATCTGAAAGAGATAGACTATACAGAGCAAGAGTAAACCCAGTTATCAATCAACCAGGTCAAGGTGTGCTTTTATTCGGAGACAAGACAGCATTATCACAACCTTCAGCATTCGATAGAATCAATGTTAGAAGATTGTTTATCTTGTTAGAAAAAGCAATCGCAACTGCAGCTAAATTCCAACTCTTTGAATTCAATGATGAATTTACAAGAGCTCAGTTTAGAGGCTTAGTAGAACCTTTCCTAAGAGATGTTCAAGGTAGAAGAGGAATTACAGACTTTTCTGTTGTAGCAGATGCATCAAATAATACTGGCGAAGTCATTGATAGAAATGAATTCGTTGCAGATATTTTTGTTAAACCTGCAAGAGCTATCAACTTCATTCAACTAAACTTCGTTGCAACAAGAACTGGTGTAGCGTTTACTGAAGTAGCAGGAGCGGTATAATGGCAAACATAGATGACTTTAAAGCAAATTTAATTGGAGCTGGCGCAAGAGCCAACCAATTTAGAGTAACTATAACACCACCACCAGGCATTGCAATAGGTTTAGATTCAAGAAAAACTTCATTCTTAGCAAAGGCATCAAACTTACCAGGTCAAACACTTGGCGAGATACCTGTGCCTTTCAGAGGAAGAAACATCTACATCGCAGGTGATAGAGAGTTCGAAACATGGTCAACTACATTCATTAATGATACAGATTTTTCTGTAAGGAATGCAATTGAGCGTTGGATGAACGGAATCAATGACCTAGCAGGTAACACTGGTGTTACAGAACTCGGTGACTATCAAACTGATTTGACAGTAGAGCAATTAGACAGAGACGACACAATTCTAAAAACATATAGATTTGTTAACGCATATCCACAGACAATCGCACAGATTGACTTATCATATGAAACAACAAATGCACTTGAAGAATTTGAAGTCACATGGAGATATCAACACTTTGTATCTCAAGGTCTTAATGCTTTCACTCTAAGTTAATTTGAGGAGGCTTATAGCCTCTTATAAATAAAGCGTATAGGAGTAAATATTATGGCAGAATTATTCGGATTTAAATTCGAAAGAATTAAAGACAGCGATAGCGTTCAGAAATTCACACAACCTTCACCTGATGACGGCACAGTCGAAATATCAGGTGGAGGTCACTTCGCAACTGTATTAGATACAGACGGAAGAGACAAAAGTGAATATGACTTAGTCAAAAGATATCGTGACGTATCCCAACAACCTGAATGTGATAGTGCGATAGAAGATATCGTTAACGAATCAATTATATCAAATGAGAGAGACCAAGCAGTTTCTATTATACTTGACCAACTACCTTATAAGAAAAATGTTAAAGCCGAAATAAGAAAGTGTTTTGATGAAACATTATCACTTTTAGATTTTGATACAAAAGGTCATGACATTTTTAGACGATGGTATGTTGATGGTCGATTATATTATCATAAAGTAATTGATACAAAAAATCCTAAACTTGGTATTATGGAACTTAGATACATAGACCCAAGAAAAATCAAAAAAGTTAAAGAAGTAAAAAAGAAACCAAATAGAGGCACAGGCCCAGACTTAATTGGTTCAACTGCTGACTATTATGTTTACAACGAAAAAGGTGTAAACTTAAATGGTACTCAAGGTATTCGTATCTCACCTGATGCAGTAACTTATGTACCTTCTGGTTTAGTTGATGCAAACAAAAATATTGTTTTATCATACTTACAAAAAGCAATCAAACCTGTCAATCAATTAAGAATGATTGAAGATTCTCTAGTTATTTACAGAATCTCAAGAGCACCAGAAAGAAGAATATTTTATATTGATGTAGGTAATCTTCCAAAAGTAAAAGCAGAACAATATCTAAAAGATGTTATGCAAAGATATCGTAACAAATTAGTTTACGATGCAAAGACTGGTGAAATTAGAGATGACAGAAATCATATGTCAATGCTCGAAGACTTCTGGTTACCAAGACGAGAAGGTGGAAGAGGAACAGAGATATCAACATTACCTGGTGGTTCAAATCTAGGTGAAATAGATGATATCATTTATTTCCAAAGAAAACTTTATCGTTCTTTGAATGTTCCTATTTCAAGATTAGAAGCAGAACAAAACTTTTCTTTAGGTCGTTCAACAGAAATTACTAGGGATGAATTAAAGTTTACAAAATTTGTTCAAAGAATTAGAAAAAAATTCACACCATTATTTAATGATATATTAAAAACACAATTAGTTTTAAAAGGTGTCATAAATATTAATGAGTGGCCACAGATTAAAGAGCATATACAATATGACTTTATGCAAGATGGTCATTTTGCTGAATTAAAAGACGCAGAATTATTAAGAGAAAAATTAGACATGCTTGGACAAGTAGAAAGTTACATTGGAACATTCTTCTCGAAAGAGTGGGTATCTAAAAATGTTCTAAAGATGACTGATTATGAAATAGAAGAAATGCGAAAAGGAATAAACAATGAGGCTGGAATCGACCCTGAAGACGGTGGAGTGAATTTGGGACCTAATGATGGTATCAATAATGAACCACTTAAAGGACCAGAAGAAGATGATGAAATAGGAGATGACGATGAGCAGTAAAGATGTAATTGATGCATTAGCAGATGGTAGGACACTTGACGCTGAAGATGCATTTAAAAACGCAATGAAGGCTAAAATGGCAGATTCACTTGAAGGTAAAAAAGTAGAAGTTGCAAAATCTTTTGTAAAAGACCATTTGCCTGATAGTACAGAAACAACAGAATCAGAGACAGAAGAAACGGATGGCTAAGAAATTTGAAGACATTTAT